TTAGTTTGCCGTCTTAAAACCTGACTTTATCGCACCATATTCCAACATCTGATAAATAAAAGCTGAATCACCATATTCAGACTTAATAACGTTGGCAAGTGAGGGGGATACCTGACGCAATAACCAACGCTTTGTATCATCAATAGTGCGTGGTGGAGTGGGAACATATAAAGACATTTTTCTAACACCGTTACAAAAAGAAGCCCACTTCAAATCAGTACTGCATCTGTCAATACGAACATCATCATTGACTACAAATCTAAGATAATTCGCAAGCACACCGATTGCAACTTCACGAACGGGAATGCCAGATGCAATAGACAAACCGGCCTTGTGCGCACGTTCCTTTTTTAACTCCATTTCCCAACGAACCCACGGGACATCAATAAGCGGTAAATTATCTTTCTCAGCCTTGATATTCTGTTCCGCCTGTTTGTCATAAATCCGAAGCATTATCGCACTTTGCGGACTCCCCATATAGATAGTGCTGCCGGATGATTTACCATTCACAAAACCGTTAATTTCTCGCCAGCCACGAAACTTTGAAGAGTAAGAACCCGAAACCAAAATGTCCCTGACATCGGAAACGGAATAGTGCAAACCGCCTATATCATCAATCGCTAAATCCATTCTGGTAATCTGACAATTTCTGGTTATATCAATCAAAAATTCACGTAAGACAGTCGTTTCAAAATCTGATACTTCAAACGCCATACTATCAAAAGGCGTATTACACAAATGTGATTTGTAATAAGACACAATCACATCATGTAAAGCAGAACCAGCGATTACTATATGTACTCCCATATCTTCACGGCCTTTAGATAAAATATCAACCGCTAAGGAATGGTGTCTGATGCGTGATAAGTAACCATGCATTCCACGAGGCATATCTACAAACTCAGCAGAATCAAACCCTAAAAACTCAACCGCTTCCAACGATTCTGACGCGTCTTGAATTGTAAATGCAAGCCAGTCTAAACAAACTCGCAAACCATTTGAAACATTCTCAGAAAAACCACTTTTCATAGCTTGTTGTTCCTTCCTCTGCGCTGTTGGCGTTACTACCCCCGTGTTACCGGACGGGGGCAGTCAGACAGATATAAACCTATCCGACCACCACAAAAAAACGAGTAATTAAGGCGTTGGTGGGAGAGTGCGTCCACCAACACCAACTCACAGTATTAACATAGTTAAATCTGTCAAGGGGAGAGTATTCAGCCCTAAAATACAGGGCAGAATCTTCCTCCTGTTCCTTGACAGATGGGAGAGTTATTTAATAACGCGTAAGCCCTGAACATAGCCACGGTTATTGTACTCAAAATCAACATTTGAATTTAACGTTACATTAGCTAAATCCGGCAGATTGAGAGTAGAACTCAAAAAGATTTTGTCCACCGCGATCCCTTCCACCTGTGCGTCGTTAAACTCCACATGTAATGACGTGCCAGAAACAGGCTGCCCCGTCCGCTTACTGGTATAACTAATAATCTGAATCCCTACAACTTTAGCTTTCATTTAAACACCATCCTTTTTATGTATTCTATTTTCAAAGTGCCAACCGGGGCGTTTCCATCAACCCGGCTGAATAGCATCTTATAGCTATCTAAATCCAACATGAGGGTTTCCGATGCACCCACAACAACCGCTTGAACATGTAAAAAAACAATCTACTTAACAGCCACGCAAAAACTGTTACCACCAACCATGTATCAACCCTATATACCGTTCCATCGTATGGCAAAAATGAGAGATACCCTTGATTGCTTTCCTCCACTCTGACTTTACACGGGCTTGTGACCGTCCTAGGCGTCATTAAAGGGGGAGGGGCTAAGCCCCTGCCTCTAACTTTTGAAATAAATCCACGTACTCACAGGCAATAGAAAGATATTTATCAAGCAGTCTTTCATAGCCAGGGCCGTTCTTTAAGTCCTCATCATCAGTATTCCTAAGCTCAAAATAATTACGATATGCGTTTTCCTTCATTTCGTTTAAAATCTCTTTTTCTCTTCTTGTCATTGCTAAACCCTCCCTTTTTGTGTTACACTTAAATTGAATTTTTATATCTATCTCTTTTGCAACTATAGTATAACATATATAGGACTATATGTATATAGGCATATATACCAAAATATAGGACTATATATTGTTCAAATTGTATATAGGACTATATATTATGAAAAAAAATGATTATATCAGAGAATACAACAAAGACACCTACAAAACAGTAAAAGTCTATATCCGTGAAGAAGAATACCCGGCCATTATCGAACATATGAAAGCAAAGGGATACACCAAACTAAGCGGATATATTAAAGATTTAATACAAGCTGACATGAAGGAAGAGAAGAATTAAGAAAGGCCAGTTCCGCCCGCTCCGCGCAAGCGCTGGAATGCTGGACGGAACTGCATGCCTATTTCCGAAACACCATCTTTTTACCCTTCTTTGTCAGCGTATCTGGTAGCACTTTTTCGGGCATTCTGCTAATCAAAATTTCATCGTTTGAAAGGAAGTCTGTCTTCTTCGCATTGTCAATAATTTCATCCGTATCATACGCATTATAAAGGCGATTGGTGGATACATAACAATACTTCCAAAGTGGCCTAATTGCAAACTGTGCCGGGGTATTTTCATAGTCCCAACCATCATAGCTATAATTCCGACAGACTCGCCAATTTTTACGGCAGACTACCACCTCCGCTGTGATATCACGTAACAGCTTATCAACGTGCGCAAACCGCTGTGCCGTACAAACCAACTGCTTTCTGTTTTTCCGACATTGCAATAACTGAAAAAGCAAATTGATATTAAAATCCTTCCAACTCCTGGCATTGAATACCGTTGATACCTCATCGATTAAGATAATGGTATTTGCAGGTGCATCAATTATCTGCTGATAGTTAACCAGTGGAGTATACGGGATGTCTTTTAAAGCTATATTGCTAATGACATTAAGATGATAGCGCAAAGCCTGAGAACGCACATAGCGAACAGCAGACAGGCTCTTGCCAGTACCGAACATACCAACGTAAATACGCAATCCAAAGCCTGACCATTCCTTCCATTTCTTGTGTTTGTAATACGTATATATATCAGCAGGAGCGAAGCGCATAGCCTTAACCGCCGTAAAGAAAAGGCTGATAGGCCAGCGAAGGAGATAACCTAATAAAACACCAACGAATATCAGTATCAAACCGTCACCCCCTTAACGAAAATTGCCAGCGTTAAGACTCGATTGCATAACCATAATAATCGTACCTAACACAACACAAAAAGCAAAGAAGGATAGGAGATTAGGAAACGTCAAACCACTGCCGTCAATAAGGATAAAATCTATAAATTCTTGCATTATTTAAACCTCCTAACTATCAAAACATAAACAAAAGTCATACAAAAAACCGCCAAAAAAGAGAAGTGAAACGTCTGTATATCGTTGTGTATCGTCTCCAACGACACAAGCTCCGAAGACGACGCCATAAGCTCCGAAGACGAAGCCGGGATATAAAGTGCTGGGCCTGAAGGCGATATGTACGGCGTACTGTCATATAATTCATCATTCATAAATCCACCCCCTATCTAAATATCCCAAAAACAAGCCGGACCACTGAATAGGCGATCGCACTAAATATAAAAACCTGCCAAAGCGTAAATTGATAGCCAAAAAGAGGGATAGACAACTGCATAATTGAAAAGCATGTATCAACGACTGATTTAAATTCTCCCATAATTACCTCCCAACAATGCGCAAAGCAATTGCAACTGTGATACCCAAACCAACTATTATTATTATCTCAGAAGGAAGAAATGAAAAAAGCTGAGATAGGATAGTAGGAAGCTGACCGACACCGGACATTAAGTCAAAGATTGCTTTAAAAGTGCTGGATATAATTTTGGGAATATCCTTCAAAGACTTTAACAAACGTTCAACCGGGTTTCCGCTATCCTCCGATGTACCAGAACCAATTAAATTTCCGTCCTTATCATACTCCTGATAATTTTGTCCATCAGACGACCAATCCTTGTCGTAAAAATCATCAGAACCGCCAGACTCACCGATATTATCAGGGTCTTTCGGATATTCCGTTGTCACCGTGTAACCATCATATTTTCCAAATAAATTTGTCTTAAGGTGTACAGTAGCGACAGGGCCGACGTTTAATTTATCATCCACATATCGATAAAATTGAATCCGATATTCAAGAACTTTATTCAAACTCGTTCCAGGCAAAATTTTACTCGCTATTTCATCCGTTCCCACTCGATAAACCCCTGTATCAGCAGGATAACCGCCCGTTGTTTCGGCTGATAAAAGCGATACGGTACTATCCTCAAAAGGGACATCGTCAGCAGTAGCCTGCGTACTGGCAACAGCGGATATACGGGCATAAAGGGGAGGGGATGCAAGGCCATTTGACCACGATAATTCATGCTCAAATTTTGCTCCAATACCCAAAAATCCGCCAACTGATTCTGACTTAAAACGCAAATTCTGTGGAGCAGGAATAGAAGAGTCGTACACGATACTGTTTGTCGTTTCAATACCACCCGAACCCAAAACAAAATCACTCTTTAACCATGGTTTACCAGACGATGAATCATAATAAACAACAGGTAAATCAGTAGCAAAATCAATATCTTTAAAAACACCACTATCAGGAAGAGTCACCAAATTAGCAAAAGCATAATAAACCCCACTCTCAGATGCCAAAGAAGATTTTTTAACAGTAGTACCAAAACCATTATAAGCATCAAATTTATCTTTATCAGTGGTAGATAATCCATCAACCGTAAATGTAAAAGGAGCATCAGACAAAAAATACAAGTCTACATTAGCGGAAGAAGAGACTGTATCACGATATATATAAATATTATTACCAGAAACAATATGACCAGAAGTATAGTAATAATGAGTCGAAGAAACAGAAGAGCAACGCTCTACAAAATAATTATTAATAGAAACAGAAGCATAAACAGGCAAAGGAATATATACAAATGAAAAAGCCAAAAACACAAATGATAAACACAAAGAAAAAAACCGCTTTAATCTAACCATTCTAACCTCCCTAAAACTTGTGGAGAGCCGAAGCCCTCCACAAAAATAATGACTATTTAGCCGCCTTTTTACCACTTCGGAACAGCCTGAATCCCATCATAGCCAAAGCACCAGCAATGAATAAATTAAAGGGATATTTCGTAAAAAGAGTCATAACACTAGTTACAATACCCACGACCGAAGTAACATCAGCCGTTGGACTTGAATCAGACGCATACGACGCAAAAGGAGCAGACGCGATCATAATACCAGATGCAACAGGTACAGCCATAAGTTTTGTCCTTAAAACAAGTTCTTTCATTTTCGTTTTCATAAGCGAAAACCTCCTTAAAATATGATTGATTTTTATATAAAACAGTAGTATACTGTCCTATATCCAACTATTCGTGAAAGTCTACTTTATCGAATAGTTGGACAATAAAACCTACCAAGGAGCATTCTTATTATGAAATTACAGCGATTACTCAGTCTTACCCGTCAGGCCGTGGATGATTACGCTCTGATTGACTCTGGTGACAAAATTGCCGTTGGTATCTCCGGCGGCAAGGACAGTCTGACTTTATTATATGCATTGCATGGACTTAAACGTTTTTATCCTAATGAATTTGAATTGTCTGCAATTACTGTAGACCTCGGTTTTGAAAATTTTGATTTATCACCGGTTCGATCCCTGTGCAGTGAATTATCTGTCCCATTTACCGTTGTACCGACGGATATTGGTAAAATCCTATTTGAAACCAGGAAAGAATCAAATCCCTGCGCCCTCTGTGCTAAAATGCGGAAAGGCGCCCTCAATGAAACGGCAAAACAACTGGGCTGCAATAAAATAGCCTATGCACATCACCGTGATGATTTGATTGAAACTATGTTATTATCTTTAATTTATGAAGGCCGCTTTTATGCGTTTTCTCCTAAAACCTTTCTGGACCGGACGGAACTTACGGTTATCCGTCCGATGATTTATGTATCTGAAGCTGATGTAATTGGATTTAAAAACAGATTTTCACTTCCTGTATGCAAAAATCCCTGTCCGGTGGATGGAAAAACGAAACGCGAATATGTTAAACAATTAACAAAGCAACTGAATTTACAGGCGCCTGGGGTTAAGGAACGCCTTTTCCATGCCATTACCGAAGGAAACATTGAAGGATGGCCGGATAAAAAATTGCCAAATAATGCGAGGTGAAAATAATGGCTGCTCTCTCCTATCATGAACAGGAAATAATTGAGAATACAAAAAGGCTCCGCCAGATGTTAAAGGAACTGCCGCCCTTTTGCGCTGATTTCTTCAGAGGAATTGAACCCAGGACTTCTTCCCGGACCAGAATTGCATACGCTTACGATTTAAAGACATTTTTTGATTTTCTCAGACAGGAAAACCCGCTTTTTGCCAACTGTGAAATGCGTGACTTCTCTCTCACTGTTCTGGATGAAATCCAGGTGATGGATTTTGAAGAATACATGGAATTCCTGAAATGCCATTCCACGGAAAAAAGGGAAGATTTAGTTAATACAGAGCGGGGAATCATGCGGAAAATCGCATCATTAAAAAGCTTTTATAATTATTTCTACCGACACGAACGTATTAAGAATAACCCGGCCGCATTAGTTCAGCTTCCAAAACTTCATGAAAAGGAAATTATACGTCTTGAGGTCGATGAGGTCGCCAGCCTTCTTGACCAGGTTGAAGCAGGTGCGCAACTGACTGAAAAGCAGAAGGCGTTTCATGCCAAAACTAAAATCCGCGATCTTGCATTAATGACACTCCTTCTTGGAACCGGAATACGTGTCTCCGAATGCGTCGGCCTGAATATAAATGATGTGGATTTTAATACGGGCGGCATCAGAATCCACCGAAAAGGCGGCAAGGAGGTCATCGTCTACTTCGGCGCGGAGGTTGAAGATGCGCTGGCCGATTATATGGCAGAACGTAAACACATCACTCCCGAACCGGGACATGAAGACGCACTATTTTTATCCCTTCAGAAAAAAAGGCTCAATGTACGAAGTGTTGAAAACCTTGTTAAGAAATATGCCAAAATTGTAACCCCTTTAAAGAAGATTACTCCCCATAAGCTCAGAAGCACCTACGGCACGAATCTATATCGGGAAACCGGCGATATTTATCTGGTGGCAGATGTTCTCGGCCACGAAGATGTCAACACGACCAAAAAGCATTATGCTGCCTTAGAGGACGAAAGACGGCGGAGCGCACGTAATAAAGTGCAATTAAGAGATAAATAG